AATGGTATCGGAATTGATGAAATAAATCCAAAACCACTGAGTTGGATTAAGCAAAAGGTTGATAAGAATATCAATGGTGAAGATGTATATAAATCTAGAGATTCTATAGAATCTCTGGTATATCCTTCCGCAAGAATCATAAAAGATTTTGCACCAACAGACACTGAAATATTTGTTGATGATGCAGACTTGTTTGATTATAATAGTCCGTCCAGTTTTGGTGGTCTTATTGTTGATGAATATGCTGGAATTACTACAGGTGCTATCACAGGAACTTATGATTCAGTTTCAAATATAGTGCTGACAAATGGATTCTCTGGAATTGTTACTGGCATTACAACATCCTCTGGAATTGGAACTTCTTTAGCACTTGAGTTTAACTTGTATATTGATAATCCATCTGATTATACTACATTACTTACTGGATATCCCATTTACATTTATGATACTTCTGTTGGAAATGGTGTTACTTCTATTGATTCTTCAGATTCTTCGATAGTTGGTATTGGAACTTCATTCTTGGATAACATTTATTATATACATGCAATATCCAATCAAGCTAACATCGGAATCATTACCTGTAATGTAAAATCCGATACTCTTGTGAGTGGTATTACAACAATAGGTTCGAATCTAAATCCAGTAGGTAAGTTTTCTTGGGGAAGATTATCAAATCCATCTGGACTAACAAGGTCTTCATCTCCACTATCAATAGGTGTTTCTGGATATACAATATCCTCTGGTCTATCAACATTCCCGACCATACAAAGAAGAGATAGTGGACTTAGAGATACTGGTGCTCTTCCAAAAATATTATAAATACTAAAAAACAATACAGCATGAAATGGCAGCAATAGTATCAGACCAATTTAGAATATTAAATGCAAAAAACTTTGTTGATTCCGTTTTAGATAGCAATAACTCTTATTATGCATTTTTGGGTTTAGCAAATGCTGGATCGGGTGTTGCCGACCCTTCTAATGGATTTGGAAGATCTTCAAATTGGGATACTGATACTCCGGTACCTACAGACAATCTTCAGTATTTTTCACAGTACAAAGATACTGCATTATTTGGTAAAAGAATTAATTCTGCAAACATAAGAAGATTAATAAGAAAAGTTGATTGGACTGTAAATACATCTTATGACATGTATCGTCATGATTATAGTCTAGCAAATCCCTCCCCAAACTCCAATTCAAGCAGATTATATGACTCAAATTATTATGTGATTAATAGTGATTATCGCGTTTATATTTGTATTGATAATGGGTCTTCTGGAACTAACTTGAGGGGTAATAGGTCTCAAGATGAACCAACTTTTACCGATTCTGAACCATCGGCAGCTGGAGTTAGTGGTGATGGATATGTTTGGAAATACTTATTTTCAGTTTCGCCAAGTGATGTAATTAAGTTTGATTCAACTGATTATATTGTAGTGCCAAATAACTGGGAAACAACTACTGACACAGATATCACCACAATCAGGGAAGCTGGTGATTCTACAGTGAACTTTAATCAAATTAGAAAAATATATGTTGAAGATGGTGGGGCAGGATATACATCTGGAGTAGTTGATATTTTGGGTGATGGTAGTGGTGCTAGAGCATTAATCAATGTAAACTCCAGTGGCACTATAACATCAGCTACTATAACTTCTGGAGGAAGTGGTTATACGTATGGAATAGTTGATTTAGGACCTCTTCAACCATCTGGATCTCTTCCTAATCCAGCAAAACTGATACCAATCATTCCACCATCAAGAGGGCATGGATATGACATTTATACTGAACTTGGGACTGACAGAGTTTTAGTCTATGCAAGATTTGATGACTCAACTAAAAACTTTCCGGTTGATACTAAGTTTTCTCAAGTTGGTATTATAAAAAATCCAAAAGTTTTTGGGAGTGTTTCAACTAACTTTACAGAAAATGATTTTTCATCACTTTTTGCAATTAAATTAACATCATCTTTTTCTGGAACACCAGTAGTGGGTGAAAAAATTACTCAAACTAGAGATGATGGAAATATTGCCAAAGGATATGTTGCATCATATGACAGTGAGACTAAAGTGCTTAAGTATTTTAGAGATAGGTCACTATATTTTGGAAATGAATCGGACCAAACAGATTATAATTCAGTAACAGAGGGATCAACAATTTACGATTTTGAGTCATCAACACAAAATATTAACTTTGTTTATTCTGGAGGAGTTGCTTCTATAGATACCACATTTGACTCAAATAAAGTTACTGTGGGAAATAAGCAGATTGATTTAGGAGTTACTTTCACTGGAGGACTTGCAAATCCGCAGATAAATAGAAAGACAGGAGATATTATCTACATTAATAATAGACCCACAGTGGAGAGAAATCTCAGGCAAAAAGAAGACATTAAAATTGTTCTAGAGTTCTAAAAATGACGCAAAAAACAGATTTAAATATTAGTCCATATTATGATGATTTTGATCCCCAGAATAACTTTTATAAAGTTTTATTTAAACCTGGATTTCCAGTTCAAGCAAGAGAACTAACCACACTTCAATCAATTCTACAAAATCAAATCCAATCGTTTGGAAGTCATATATTCAAAGATGGGTCTGTAGTTATTCCTGGAGGCATCTCATATGATGCTCAGTTTTTTGCTGTCAAACTATCACAAACTAATCTTGGTGTAGATGTATCTCTATACATTGATAAATTAATTGGAAAGAAGATAACTGGTGCTACATCTGGAACGACTGCAACTGTGCAGTTTATTGCGTATCCAGATGATATTAATGTAGAAGATCTTACAATTTATGTAAAATATTTGGATTCTGATGAAAACTTTGAAATTAATCAGTTCCAAGATGGAGAATCATTAGTTACAAATGAAAATATTACTTACGGTAGCAGTGTAATTAATGCTGATACTCCATTTGCAACTTTGGTTAGTGCTGATGCGACTTCCATAGGATCAGCAGCATCTATATCTGAGGGTGTCTATTTTATTAGAGGATTTTTTGTAGATGTTTCAAAAGAAACAATAATCTTAGACCATTATACAAATACTCCTTCTTATAGAGTTGGTCTAAAAATTGATGAGACCATTGTTTCCGCAAAAGACGATGATTCTCTATATGATAATGCTAAAGGTTTTACAAATTACGCTGCACCTGGAGCAGATAGACTAAAAATATCTCTTTCATTAACCAAAAAACTACTCACAGATTTTGATGATACTGACTTCGTTGAATTATTGAGGGTTGAAGAGGGTAAAATTAGAAAATCAAATGTAAAAACTGCATATAATCTAATCAGAGATTATATGGCTCAAAGAACTTATGATGAATCTGGAGATTATTCAGTAATTCCATTTGTACCCTCTATTCACAATTCACTCAATAATAGACTGGGTAATAATGGTCTATTCTTTGAAGATGAAACTACAAATCAAGGAAATACTCCTTCAGATGATTTGATGTGTATCAAAGTGTCTCCAGGAAAGGCATATGTGAGGGGTTATGATGTTGAGAAGATATCTACTACTATATTAGATGTTGAAAAACCAAGGGATACTCAGACTATTGAAAATGTAAGTATTCCCTTTGAAATGGGAAATATTCTAAGAGTTAATAATGTTTCTGGTGTAGCTAGACAAAATGGATCTATAGATCTTTACAATAGATTTAATGCTTCTGGTACTAAAGTTGGGGATGCAAGAGTATATGCATGTAATCTGACTGATGCAGCTTATACAAATGCTGCAACAAATTGGGATCTTTATCTGTATGACATTCAGACATATACTAAGATAGACATCAACTCTGCAATATCTACGTCAGATTTACCAGCTACTTCTTATGTTAAAGGAAAGAGTAGTGGTGCAAGTGGATATGCAGTTTCTGATGGAAACGATCAGACGACAATATTTTTAAGACAAACATCTGGAACTTTTTCTGTTGGTGAGCAGTTAGTTATTAATGGAAATGATTTTTCAAGATCTATTACAAGTGTAATCTCTTACGGTATTGAAGATATTAAGTCAGTACAACAATCTTCTAGTAGTGGATATCCCCAATTTGATGCAGATTCAGTTCTTAGCACATTCTTACCTCCAAATAGCATAGATCAGGTCACTATAACTACTGGTGGTAATGTTACTTCTCCTGGAAAAGTATTTACTGGAATTAAAACTGATACTATCATTAGATATCAAAAATCTGGTGCTACTACAGAAACTTTTAATAGAGTAGATAATGTGTCTGCTGATGGTTTGTCACTAACTGTTTCTGCTATTAGTCCAAGTGTCACTGGTGTTTTTGAAGGAACATTACCAGGATCAGATACTCAAACTTCAATAAAAATTGGAGCACCTGTAATCAGAAATCGTGAATCTGGATACCTATATGCAGATCTTCCAGATTTTAACATTGCTTCTGTAGATCTTTCCGACTCTAATCTATTAATCTCAGAGCAATTAACTGGACAAACAATTAGCGGAAACTCCATCACTATTAATGTTTCAGATTTCACTGGAATAACAAGTTCATTCTTCGCACCTTTTGATGAAGAAAGATATTCAGTACATTACAATGGTGGAGGTATTGGCACAGTAACCTCAGATTCTTTCTCAATCAATACTTCATCAACTGAGGTTACTTTAAGTGGATTAACAAACGGTTCAAATGTTGTTATTAATGCAACTTTAATCAAAAATGGTGTACAAAGTAAATTAAAAGAGTATACTAGAAGCTCTAAACTAAATGTAAACCTATCAAAAAATCCTCAGTCTGGAAGTGATCCAAATAACTCAATTAATGATGGATTAACTTATAATCAATACTATGGATTGAGAGTTCAGGATGAAGAAATATCACTAAATTATCCAGATGTTGTTAAAGTAATATCTGTATTTGAGTCATTAGACACTGCTTCACCAACATTAGACCAGATTCAATTATCTTCTAGTGCAAATGTATCAGATAATGCAATTATTGGTGAAAATGTGCGAGGACTAGAAAGCAATGCTATTGCAAGAGTTGTTTCTAAGTTTCCAACAGTATCAGCAAATAACGTTGAAATCGTTTATTTAACGGAAGATAGATTTATTTCTGGAGAATCTGTAGTTTTTGATGAATCAAATATTACTACAGAGTTACAAAATATTTCTTTAGGGTCTTATAAAGATATTACTGACTCATTCTTCTTGAATAAAGGTCAAAAAGACCAGTATTATGATTATTCTAGAATTATTAGAAATCCAGGTTCACCAGAACCTTCCAGAAGACTATTAATCGTTTTTGATTATTATTCAATTCCTTCAGAAGACAATGGTGACTTATTTACAGTTTTAAGTTACGATCAAGAAAGATTCTCAACAGATATACCTGTCATTGGAAGTAGAAGTGCAAGAGCAACAGACACACTGGACTTTAGACCAAGAGTAAGTGTATTTTCTGGAATTAGCTCTTCTCCATTCGATTTTTCTTCTAGAGATTTCTCTTCAAATCCAGAATTAACTCTTTCACCAAATGAAAGTTCTTTAGTTGGATACAGTTTCTATTTACCAAGAGTCGATAAATTATATCTTGACAAGTTTGGCAATTTCATTGTTGAAAAAGGAGTTTCAGCAAAAGATCCCAAAGCTCCTACTAAAAATGATAGTTTGATGGAGTTGGCAACTATAAATCTACCTCCATATCTTTACAATCCACAAAATGCCAAGATTCTTTTGGTGGATAGTAAGAGATATACCATGAGAGATATTGGACTAATTGAAGACAGAGTTGAAAACTTAGAGAGAATCACTTCCCTATCATTCTTGGAAGTTAATACTCAAACTTTAGAAATACAAGATGCTGAAGGTAGAAACAGATTTAAATCTGGATTCTTTGTTGATGATTTTAAAAATTATTCTCTCATCAATACTCAACTTTCTTCTGTTAATGTAAATCCAGTAGCTAATGAGTTAACACCCATTGTTTCTAGAAACTCACTTAAGTCTAGAATAGCTCCAGCAGCAAACATAACTGACGAGTCTATTGATTTTTCTGACAACTTTGAGCTATTAGATCCAAATGTCCAAAAAACTGGAGATTCTATAACTCTCAAGTATGAGGAAATTGACTGGATTGAGCAACCATTTGCAACCCGAGTTGAAAATGTTAACCCATTTAACGTTGTGGTTTATATTGGTGAAATTGAATTGCATCCAGAAATTGATACTTGGGTGAGAACTGTCCAACTTCCAGATAAAAATATTAATATTACTAATAACTCTTTCAGAACTCTTGAGAGAAATCTTGTTAGTAACGTAACTGTAAATAATACTCCAGTTAGAACAAGTTCTAGAGAGGATAGAGGAAGTGGTGATCAATTACGTGATGAAAGAACTGTAATTCAGACCAGTACTGCTTCAAGAACTGAAACAACCAGATCTCAAGATGTATCTCTTGATACAATATCTAATACCGATGTTTCATCTAGAAACATTTTAGTAGCATCTTTTGACGATACTTTCATGAGATCTAGAAATACTGAGTTTGTTGCATCAAATCTTAAGCCTTCAACAAGATTCTACCAATTCTTAGATGGAACTAGTGGTGTTGATTTTATACCAAAACTAGTCGAAATCTCA